AAAGAAGATTTAAGATATTGTGGAATTTTAAGAAGAGGATCACAAGTATCAGGAGCAGGACAACCATTTGAGACTGTTTATGATATTGATTTTGCATCACCAATAAATGCGGAAGGGTCACCAAATAGATTGAAAATTCCAAACTTTGATGCAAACGGAAGAATATTAAATTATACGATAACAAAAAGAGAAGTTGTTGTTAATGGAACAACAAAAGTTTTTAAAAGGGTTATTACACCAAATGATGTAAAACCTTACTTTGAACTTTTCTTACCTGAAAAAAATGTATTAGGTATAACAAGTGTTTTATTGAAAGATGGTACACAATACAATACAATTCCGGAACCACAAGAATTTTTAGGTCTTGATAATAGGTGGTACGAAGTTAAGGCTTTGGCTGACGATAGGGTTTTTATTGAAGACCCAACAAAAGTTTCAGATCAACCAGGAATTAAAGTTGGAAAATATATTGTAACAAATACAAAATTTATAACTGAATATACACCAGAAGGTTACTTAAAAATGACATTTGGTGGTGGTAATGTATCAGCTGAAGAACAGTTAAGAGAATTTGCAAGAACTGGTAATGCTTTTGATTTAAACAAATACTCAAATAATCTAGCATTAGGTGCGGCACTTAAATCAAATTCCACACTTTTTATTCAATATAGAATTGGTGGTGGACAATCAACAAACCTTGGATCTAATGTTATAACACAAATTGGTACTGTTTCGTTTTTTGTAAATGGACCATCTGAAAGTGTTAATAAATCAGTTGTCAACACATTAAGATGTAATAATGTTACTGCCGCAATCGGTGGTGCAAACGCACCAACAACAGAAGATGTTAGACAAATGGTTTCCTTTAACTTTTCAGCACAAAATAGAGCCGTTACAATTAATGATTATGAATCGATCATTAGAACAATGCCTTCACAATTTGGTGCACCAGCAAAAGTATCTATTACCGAAGAAAATAATAAGATAAAAATTAAAATGTTGTCTTATGACGCAAACGGAACATTAACAGATACAATATCATCAACACTTAAAAATAATGTTGCAAACTATCTGTCAAATTACAGGATGATAAATGATTATATTTCAATTGAAAGTGCAAACCCAATTGATTTGGCGGTTGATGTTGATGTGGTATTAGATGCTTCACAAAATTCCGGAGCAATCGTATCTAAAATTATAGATATTGTTAATAACTACTTTAGTCCGACAACTAGACAACTAGGTCAAAATGTTAATGTGTCTGAATTAAGAAGATTGATTCAAAATGAAAATGGTGTTATTAGTATTTCTGATATGAGATTCTTTAATAGAGTTGGAGGACAATATTCTTCAAATCAAACATCTCAAAAGTATTCAGATCCAAACACAAAACAAATTGATTTAATTGCAGATACAATATTTGCAGAACCAACACAAATCTATCAAGTTAGATATCCAAACAAGGATATTAACGTTAGAGTAATTAATTTGAAAACGGTTACATTTACCTAAATAACATATATTTATGTTTAAATAAAAAAACAATGAAAAAAATCATAAGGTTAACAGAATCGGATTTAACAAGAATTGTTAAACGAGTAATAATGGAACAAAATGTTTCAGAGAAAAGAAGAATATTTTTTGATAATCTAGCTAAAAAAATTTCAACTAAGTTAGTTGGGAAAAAATTATATTTTGGACAAATTGGTGTATTATCAGATTCATCAATTACAATAAACAAATACAACGATAGAAATCATGCGATTAATTTAGAAGATCAAAACGTTGATGAATTGAATTTGTATTTTAATGTAACAAGAGATAAAGAAGATTTATACCCTAATGAGAAAAAAGGTACAAGGATTTGGAAAGGGTTATTAAATATTACAGCAAAATTTGAAAACGGTAAAATTTCTCAAAATCCGGAAGTTATTTTATATCTTGATGAAGGTGGTACAGTTTATTATGATAGAGAAATGAAACCTGAAAAACCTTGGACATGGGATATGGTTGGTGGCTCAGCAATATGGAGTGAAGCTTTGAAAGGTAATAACATGTAAAATTAAAATAATAATTAAACCCCAATCACAAGTTGGGGTTTTTTCTTTCTTTTACTTTTTTTAAAACAAGATTATTTTTTGAAAATAGGAAATAAACTATTTATCAAAAAAGTTAATTTTAATGCCCAAATCATATAGAATACGAACACAAGTAGGACAAGATAAGTTCATAAATGTTAAACTTGAACAAGATTTTGAACAACTTGAAATCTTATCACTTAAAATAAATCAAAGTGAGATCTACACAAGAGTTTGTGCCGATTATGGTGTTATTATAGGTAGAGTTGTTGTTAATGGTGGCTTTGGTGTACCAAATGCAAAAGTATCAATATTCATTCCGTTATCTAGTGAAGATGAATTAAATCCAATAATATCAGAATTATATCCATACAAAACACTATCCGATTTAAATGAGGAAGGGTATCGATACAATTTATTACCACAAGATCCGTCTTACTCAACACACGCCGCAACTGGAACATTCCCAACAAGAGACCAAGTTTTATTAGATCAATCATACATTGAAGTTTATGACAAGTATTACAAATACACTGTAAAAACAAATGAGAGTGGTGACTATATGATTTTTGGTGCACCAACAGGTACACAAACACTTGTTATGGATGTTGACTTATCTGACATAGGTTGTTTTTCATTATCACCACAAGATTTAATACAAGCAGGTCTTGCAAATCCATCACAAGTTAATGGTAATACATTTAAATCATCAACAAACCTTAGTGAATTACCACAAATAAAAACATTAAATAAAACTATTGAAATTTCACCACTATGGGGGGAAGATGACATTTGTCAAATTGGTATTGTAAGAGCTGATTTTGATTTAACACAAGATGCAAATATAAAGATTGAACCAAATGCTGTCTTTATGGGATCATTGATCTCAACTACTGATGATGATGCTCTTAAAACAAATTGTAAACCAAAAAATAATACTGGTAATTTGTGTGAACTAATTGCTGGACCAGGACAAATTTTAGCGATAAGACAAACTATTTTTGCCGACAATCAAGGATTACCAATTTTAGAAGAATATAAGTTTGAACAAGACGGAAAAGTAATTGATGGTGACGGGTCTTTTTTAGTTAACGTACCAATGAATGTTGATTATGTAATTACAAATGAGTTTGGTCAACAAGTACTATCAAACGACCCAACAAAAGGAATACCAACAAAAGGAAAATACAGGTTCAAGTTTAAATGGGAAAATGAACAAGGATTACAAAATGAATTTTTAAGGGCAAATTTTCTTGTACCAAATATTAAAGAACACGGATGGTCTTCATCATCAAACGATCCCTTTGATCCAACTACTGCGGTACCATTAACAATAACACTACCAGTTGGTGTATTGACCGGCACAACAACAATAACACAAACAGGTGGACTATTGTTTGAAAACAGTGTAAACTCATCTAACTTTTCTGTTGTTATCAATGGTCAACCATATTTTGGTGATACCGGAGTGATTCCAGTAAACGCTGGTGATATCTTTCAAGTTGTTTCTAATCCGATTGATGATACTCAATTACAAGACATTAATTTTAAATTTTTACCTCAAGATTATTTTGACGTTTTAAGATCATACACATTTAGTTTAGATTGGGATGACTATGTCGATGTCCAATCTGCAATTGATTGTGAAGATACTTTTTATGAATTTAATTATAATAAAGTTTACACAACAGCAATGTTTCTTGATAGATACAAAAATGGTTTGGGTAGAGCAAAACATTTAGGTATAAAAGAAATTGATAATAGAACTTGTAAAACAACAGTAAATACATTTCCAGTAAATGATGCAATAAGAAACTTTGATTTCTTATTTTTTGTTTTCAATATTCTTATCAATATCCTAACGATACCAATTATTGTATTACTTTTTGTTGCTCACTTAATTTTATTTATTTGGCCAGTTTTAAAATACCTCTTAATCGCTCTAGGTATTTATTTCGCATTTGATGCAGTAAGAGACATGATTGATTGGATAAACTCAGGTATTGAAAACGGGGCTTTTTCACCATTAGGTGGTCCGGTAGTTAACATTGGTTTATATTTTAGGATTGCAGCACAAGCATCTTCTTTTGTTTTTAGATTTGCCTTTTCGATTGCATTTTCAATTTTTGCTGCTGTTTATTTAATCAGGATTAAAAACTTTCCAAGAATTGGACTACCAATGGTGTCATATCCAGATTGTAACACTTGTGATTGTGATTGTGGTAATGCTGAGATTGATGATGACATAACAACACAATCCGTACAACAATCAATTGATGAACAACAAAATACAGACCCAAATTCTGGTAGCAACAGTGTTGTATCTCAAGCTAACTCATTTTTAGCACCAATCAACATTTCACAATCCTACGAGGTTGTTCACCCAAATTATAAAAATCCAGATACTCAAGATATTGACGACAATAATGGTGGACCATTTGACAGTCAAGCCGGCACAGGTCCATACCCATCACCACCTTATCAAGATTGTAACTTTAAAAGTTTATTAACTGCGGCCGTAGATCAAGATATTGATGCTCAAGTTGTTGCAAGAGCACTAATTGATATTAAAAGAATTTTTTCTGGTTATGATATTGTTAATTCATCTGGAACTATCGGTAAAGATGTTATTTTTAGTGATGAGGGTTATTTAAGAAAAGCACCACAACCTTTTATTTTAGCCGCAGAAGATAGTGGTGGTAATGATGATAGAAGTTACGCTCTACCAACAAAAGAATCTTACCCACAAAAATTAAATGAATTTAACACTCGTGATAAATATTTTTCTGGTGTGAATAAAATAAAAACAACTGTAAACCCATCATCTGGTAATACTTATTATGAAGACCAAGTTGTTGTTGTTTTAGCAAATCCAGGGACAAAAGATATTTTAGGTGTTGGAAATTTGTTTAGCTTCCAAGACGGTAGTTTATCTAATTGTCAAGTAAATTTAACAGGGTCAACTTTGAATATTTTTGGAAATAATGCGATTACAGGTACAACAATAGTTGGTGATACCTCTGTTAATATTTCTTATGCAAATACTCAAACAACAAATACACCACAATTTCCAATATTAATTACACAACAAAGTGACGATACTGTATCGTATTTACAGTACCCAACCGACATTGAATACTTTCAAATGATTACAGGGTATACCGTTAGTGATTTTAACTCTTTAGCAAATTTCTCAACTTCTGGTTATTTTCCTAAAACATACTTAAATCATGAAATTGAGTTTTCATTTTGTTGTAATGGTGGATATAATTTATTTCCATTAGGACCGGCGATTAATTCACTAACAAACAATGTTAATTACGAAGTACTAATTTTTGTTAGAGGTGTTGACCCAAACACATCAAAACAAACTATTAGATATGACATTTCAAAAATATTAGGAAATACAACATACGGTTCTAATATAGTAGAAGGATCATATTATATGAACATACCAATACAAGGAGTTGGTTTTGCACCAAAAAGTCACAACACACCAAACAATAACGACCCACAACTATATTTTAATTCTTATACGTTTACAATTGGAAATGATTATACTGGGTTTACATCTAATTTACCATACTATTATTTGTCAACTGATGATGTAATTTCAGATACATATAAACCATACACAACTTGGTTAGCAATAAATAACCCTAGTATAAGGTCTAACCAATATACTAATGCAACTTCACAATATACACTCATAACAAATAGTCCAAAATACTATGGTGGTGGAAGTTTTATTGCATCAAGATGGGCTTCAGCTCCAGCTTGTCCTGGAAATGGTTGGAATAGTACAACACCATCAGGTGGTAGTGATGCAAAACTAGAAATTGGTAATCCACCTAATAGATTATTTATGGTTTATTCACCAGCATACATAAGACAATCTTTAGCTGGTGTTAATTTTTCAGATAAAACAAAAATTGTTATGAGAAGTGATAGATTGCCATTATCAACTAAAAGAGAAGACGGTCTAGATGGCGATACATCATATGCTTTACACCAAAATAATAATTTTACATACTACACAGCTGATGGGCAAACATCATCACCATCAACTGGAATTGCTTCTGACTTACCATCAGGAGAAGCGGCAGACTCTTCAGTTGCTTCACTAATATCAACACTTTCTTGTGATGGTATAGTACCACTCGATTGTTATTCTGGAACTGGAAATAATGTTGGGGTTTTAGCTCCAGGTACTTGTGATATACCTATTAATAGAGTTGTTAGAGGTTGTTATTGTCTATTGAACAAAAAATACTTATCTCAAGTAGATGAAGATGTAAAATTGTTTTTAGAATGGAAAACTAGGTTTACCATTACGTTTGCCGCTTGTAGAGGGGTGTTTGCACAAACTTTCCAAAATAATTGGGTAAACGGTGTGTTGTATATGTTTAATTTTAATAAAACATCAACATATACATTAACCGACCCAACAACACCAACATATAATTATTGTTCAGATGTTATTGTTTTTAACGATATAAATAATAGTTTTTTTTATAGAAGTTCTCCTTGGAGAGATTCTACACAACAGTTCATTGGTAAAGACGCACCAACATTTAGTTCCATAATAAATTTACCAGCTTCTGTTTTAAACACATACCCAGGACTCGGTTACAATAAAAAACAAATTCAATTCCCAACAACAATAGTTGATATGGGACCTAGAGAAAAATTTATATCTGAAATATGTAATAATAGTAATTTTACTAGTTATTATGTTGATAATATAAAATCAACATCATACCAAGATTTATCCGATGTCCTACAAATAGGTTTTTTATCTAGACTATTAAACGATAGAGTTAGACAGGCGATGATTCCGGTTGCGAACCCAAGTGGGGGTAATACAGAAGGAAAAGGGATAATTCAATTTTTTAACAGTAAAAGACAAGGTGATAGAATTGATGGTGATTTTGCTCAAATGTTTTCTATTAGTTCAGAGTGGAAAATTTTACCATTCATAGTTGAAAACTACCCAAATCCTGACTCCATATTTTTTGGAAATGATTCTCAATCGGATCAAAGACCAGTTTTTGGAGTTTTCTATGAAGTACCACAAGTTGATAATGCTTATAGAAAAAATTTAACACCAGGTTACGAAACTTTAAATTATGTACCATCTTTACAGTATTTTTATGGTTATCCAAAAACACAAGAAGTACCTTTCTACAAATGGACAATTGAATCACAATCCGGTAATATATTTGGTAATGAAAATAACAACTGGTATACTAATGCTCCTTTTTATAAAAGAGGTTATCAAGATTTAGATTTTACAAACACAAATGAATACTACCAAACACCAACAACACAGTTAGGTTATTTGACAAATTTTGACCTTTTAGGTGATCCACAACCAACACCTAATAATTCTGGTGATTATGTTGTTGGAGCACCATTTCATTTTTATTTTGGTTTAAATAATGGAAAAACTGCAATAGATAAATTTATTAAATTATATATTTTAACAGAAGGATAATGGGAATTGATAACTCAACAAGTACGGTTTTAGGTAGTTTGAGATTTAAATCATCTCAAGACCAAGGTGTTTTTGCAAATATACCACTAGAACAAACAACAAAAGAAATTGTAGAATTTGATAGAAATGTTGATTTAAATCTTGAAACAGTATTTGATGATGAAAGACAAGAATCAACGATATTTAGACCAATTTGTAAATACTCATTAATTTTTAAAAATGAATATACAGGAACAACAACATATGAACCATTTAAAAATAATTTGTTTTACACAAATGCAATTAATAACGCTGTAAGTACACTAACATTACCAAACACACCATGGGAAGGTTACCCACAATATTTTGAATTTGATTTTGTAAGAGTTGATAATAATATTCCTGGTTATACTGTACCACCAAATAATCATATTAATTTTATTAATAAAAGTGCATCAACATACAACTGGTCTCATTATATAACATATCCTTTTGATAATGATTATTTTAAACCATTATATGCAATTGATCCTGAAACGTTAGCTTCTTGGTCTTGGACCGCAATTGATGGTATTCCGTTCTATATTCTTGAAGGTAGTGATTTAAATGGTAATTATATAAAATTTAAATGTCCTATGAAACATGGATTAGTTGAGGGTGAATTTGTTGAGTTATCATTCCCTTATGGAACTGATACAATATTTCAAGTGACTAGTTTAGGTACTCCAGGTTATGATAGCGAACTTTATATTTTTGGAATAACAAATATTGGATACACTGGAACCACATTTCAAACAGGTCAAATTGGAACTTTTAAACGAATAATAAACCAGAGTAATCCAACTGAAACAAGATCCGAATATTATGTTAGAAGACACAAAGTTTTAACAGACGGTGAATGTGCTATAATAACAAAAGCCGGTTTTGACCAGACAAACTTTAACTCAAAAAGTAAATTAGAAAAGGCTATTTTGACACCTAATGGTGTTGAAAGATCTTCAGTAAAAGAAGGAAATCAATCATATTCGTTATCCTTTAACTGTGACATTGATATTAAACCACTACTTGATAACCAAAAAAGACCTGTTTCTGAATTATTTTTTACAACAATATGGAAAGGATTTTTTGGTTGGACAAAAAAGTTAAAACAAGGTTTTGACTTTAACCTACCTTTAGTAAATAATTTACCAAATTTATGGTGGGACCAATTAAACTTTCTATCAGACACACCAGTAACACAATCACAGTATTTTTCAAACACACTACCACCATCTGGCCCTTTTTTATATAATAACGATTTAAATGTTGGTGATATAATAGACGGAGATTTTTGTGAGTGGAACGACTATTTCCAAACAGAAAGAGTTATATCAAGAATGAACCATAAGTTTATTTATAATGAAAACTATTTTAATATACCGACCGACGCACCAGCACAAAACCAATTTGGTTATTATTATAAACCACATAATCCAATAACATTAAGAGTGTATTCAGATTATATCGAAGAAGGTGATGCCACAGGTGTTTTAGGAATACCCGATTATGCCTTCTTTTCAAATTTATCAAATAGTTTTAGATGGAGAGATCTTTATCCTTATGGATATGTAGATACTTCAGGAATTGGTGTTGATTATCCTTTTTTGAATGGAAAACATTATCCATATACGAACATTGTTTTTAGAGTGTTTCCAGAAGGAATTGGACTTCAAAACATAAACGAAATTGTAGACCCAACGGTAGATGAGTGTGAATAAAATTAAAATATTATTGTCAGAAACTGACAAATATGTTGAAGTTCCTGTTGAAATGAAATGGGACTTTACAGGTAGAGATGATAGTATTGAAGAGTATCAGAAAAAAATGGTTAAAGAAATTATTGGTGTTGCTAATGATTTTGAAACATTAAGATTTTCACATAATTCATTTATAAATGAAAAAACAGATATTAATTATGAGTTTTATTTTTATGATAATGTTTTACCTATAACAGCAACAACCGTTACAAGTGCAAACTGGGATATAACATATCAAAACGAAGGGTTTTCACCATCAGACATTTATTACTTTATAAAACCATTTACCAAATCCTTTTTCAAGCTGGATTTTTATGACACACCAGAGGATAAAAGTCAAACAAATTATTTTACAATTATATTACCGGTACAACAAGGTGATTTTGAAACCGCAAGTATATCACCATTATTACCACCTGTTGACATAAGAAAACCTAAATACTCACTTGATTATGTTGGTGATAAGGAAGGATTTTTTATATATTGGTTAAGAAAAAGAGATTTTATTGATTTATCAGAATTTTATATGTCCGCTAAATTTTTTAACGGAAGAACTGGTGTTTTCAGTGTAATGACAAATACACCACAACCAAATATTACACCTAGTAAATTTAATTTTTTAGGTCCAGACTATTTCTACTATAAAATAAAACTAGATTATCAAACAAAAACATATGAAGTGTTATCAACATCAACAAATAATAGAGTTGGGGATCAAGTAACACCAATAAAATGGTATGAATATATTAACCCATAATGGAAGAACAAAAATATTATTTTAAAATATCACCAGAAAATATTGTGGCAGATCTTACCACTGTAAAATATACAGCCGGTACTGAAGTATTTTACGATATTAATGAATGTTGTTTTATTACAGCAATAACTGAAAATACAATCATTGGTGAAACAGGATTGTATCTTGATATGAGAGATATCTTATCCGGTGGAACAAATGGAACGTCAATTTTAACTGGACTAACAATCCCAATAATGTTTACACAAACAGCAACAGATATTGGTTACTATTCTGTTTTTGATGGGGCTATATTACAAAAAGATGTCATTAATAATTTTATATTTACTGCGAATACAGTAAATCCATACACATATATATTTTACAACACATCAGATCAAGAGATGGTTAAATTCCTTGGTTTAATAACTTATGTTTTAGATTGGGGTGACGGATCACCAACAGTTACACTAACAAGCTCAACACCAGTAACACACACATATCCGTCCTCAAACACAAAGTACACAATTAGTATGACGGCCAATTCACCTTGGGGTATCTCACTTATACAAAAAGAAGTGACAGTACCTTTTACTGGTGTAACAATTGATAACCCATATGGTATTGCTACTTTTACACCACATAATGGAAGTTGGTCAGCAACACCAATAAATTATGATTATATATTTACGGGGGACTCAAACACTAATCTTTCAGATTTTTATAGTTCAAACTATACAAACGTTCCTTTTCTAGTGACAGGGTTTACTCAATCATCAATTAATGATTTAGCACAATTTGGACCTAAATTTTCATTACTTGGAGGTAAATTTAAAATAGGTGTTCAAGTAACAGGAACAACTGGTTGTATTGGAACAGTATGGGGACCGGATCCAACAAACACATATACAGCATATACGATTAATAACATTGACTATTATGACTATGAGGACTATACCTTATATGTAACACTTTCATCTGGATTCACACAAGATGATTTAATATTGTCAGCAATTACAAAAAATGAAGGTCTTTTGAATGTGATAGATCAACCAGAAGTCCAAACTAATGTATTTGTCGAAAGAGGTAAACAATCCGTAAATGAATATGTTGCAAGACTTGGAGAAGTTGATAACGTTGGGGATTTGGAGAAGTATGGGTACAAATTTTTCAAAGTCAAAAAAGACACTGCTTAAGTATTTATAACTGAAGCAAGATAAACATTTTTAACAAATAAATTGTGGCAACTGGAACCTACGGAACAATAAGAAGTGCTGATGTAAGTCCTGATGATGTTGAGATCATCCTTAATTACACACCAAGTCGTGATGTTACAGATAATTTTGTCTTAACTAAATTGGATGCAAAAACAATTTTAAGACCTTATTTTCATAATTCACAAACTGGTGGAAACGCTAATATAGAAATACTTGGTGGATTATATAATTTAAAACTACCTGCAGATCAATTCAATAGATTAGGAATTTATACCCTTTATATAAGACCAGCAGAAATTAGAACAAAGATTACAGATTGTGGTATTTTGTCCGCACTACCGAATGTAAAAGGTATTGTGATTGACCTTAATAATGTTCCATC